AAAGAAAATGTAAATAACGACATACGACAAGTTTTACAACAAGAACAAATGAATTTAATGGATCAAGACATTGTTCCTTTTGGAGCTATCAACAATGGTATTGATGATCCCTTCGATGATAATAGAGATGCAAATGGTGACTTGTGGGTTGAAGATAGAATGAAGTTATATCCTTTTGACAACTTATCTTTTGACTGGAGGCAAAAGTTGTAATTCTTCATTTTTCTAAATAATAAAAGAAAAAGTGCTAAATAGCTTTTCACAAAGGAGATAATAATATGCCCTTTCAATTGTCACCAGGCGTAAATGTTACTGAAATCGATCTCACAACGATTGTGCCTGCCGTATCTGCATCTTCAGCAGCTTTTGCTGGTAGATTCACTTGGGGTCCAATCGATGAAATCGTTACAATTTCAGACGAACTAAGATTGGTAGATCGCTTCGGTCGTCCAGACGCTAACACATTCAAAGAATTTTTCACATGTTCTAACTTCCTTTCTTATGGTAACAACCTTAAGGTAATTAGAGCAGCTAACTCTGCAATCGCAAGAAACGCAACAAGCGGTTCAGAAAAGATTTGCATTAAGAACTCTGATCAGTATGATCTTGAATATCTTGATCTTTCAGCAACAAACAACGTTGGTCAGTTCGCATCAAGATATGCAGGTGCTCTAGGTAACTCACTCAGGGTTTCTATGTTTGCTAACTCAGGTAACTCTGCATCTTTCGCAGCATGGCAATACAGTGAAGAGTTTGATGGTGCACCAGGAACATCAGCATTTGTTGAAAACGTAAACGGTGCAAATGACGAAATTCACATCATCGTTCTTGACGAAAGAGGTAGGTTAACAGGTACTGCAAACACAGTTCTTGAGAAGTATTCATTCGTCTCAAAGGCATCAGACGGTAGAAACGATGATGGTTCATCAAACTACTATGTAAACGTTATTAACGAGCGTTCAAAGTACATCTACATCATGAACCATGACGTTTCACCAAACTCAAACGTAAACTGGGGTTCAACAGCAGCCGGAACAGCATTTAATTCTGGTAACAACGCTTCATACACAGCTTCACTATCAGGTGGTGTTGATGATACAGCAACTGATGCAACAGTTCAGCTCGCATATGATAAGTTCAAGAATCCAGAAGAAGTTGACATTTCTCTAGTTATGACTGGTGCACACTCACAAGCTGTTTCAGAGTATGTTCTTGAAAACATTGTTGAGACCAGAAAAGATTGCGTTGCTCTCATTTCACCTGAGTACTCAGACGTTGTAAACAACGCTGGAGACGAAGTAGCAGACATCACTGCATATAGAAATCAGTTTAACTCATCTTCATATGCTATCATGGATTCTGGTTGGAAGTATCAGTTCGACAAGTATAACAACGTCTATCGTTGGATTCCACTAAACGGTGACATTGCTGGTCTATGTGCTAGAACAGACAATGATAGAGATCCATGGTTTTCACCAGCTGGTTTCAATCGTGGTCAGATCAAGAACGTTGTAAAGCTTTCTTGGTATCCAAACAAGACAGACAGAGATGAGCTTTATAAGATTGGTGTTAACCCAGTTATCTCATTTCCAGGTGAAGGTGTAATTCTTTACGGTGATAAGACAATGCTTACAAGACCATCAGCTTTCGACAGAATTAACGTTCGTCGTCTGTTCATTGTTCTTGAGAAGGCAATTGCTAGAGCAGCTAAGTATTCACTATTCGAGTTCAACGATGAGTTCACAAGAGCCCAGTTCGTTGGTCTAATCGAGCCATTCCTAAGAGATGTTCAGGGTCGTCGTGGTATCTTTGACTTCCGTGTTGTTTGTGATAACTCTAACAATACTCCTGAAGTTATCGATAGAAATGAATTCGTTGGTGACATCTACATCAAGCCAGCTAGAAGCATCAACTTCATCCAGTTGAACTTCATTGCTGTTAGAACAGGTGTTGCATTTGAAGAAATCGTCGGTCGCTTCTAATAAATATAAACAAATAAAGAGATAAAGGAGTAATTACAGATGGCATTTGAGTTATCAAAGTTCAGATCACTTATGCAGTTTGATGGAGCAAGACCAAACCTCTTCGAGTGTAAATTGGCTTTTCCAGCATATGCTAACATCGGATCACCTGGTGAAAAGTTTACATTTATGGCAAGAGCAGCATCACTACCTGGTTCAACTGTAAACTCAGTACCAGTTATGTACTTCGGTAGAGAGTTTAAGTTTGCCGGAAATAGAGTATTCCAGGATTGGGCAGTAACAATCATCAACGACGAAGACTTCTTAATTAGAAACGCTTTCGAAAGATGGTTGAACGGTCTTAACGAGCATACAACAGGTCTAAGAAACGACTCATTCATTTCACCTTCTGACTATCAGGCAGGTGATGAGAGTGGTGACGTAGCATCTGTTATTCAGTACGGTAAGAATGGTGACAGAATTAAGCAATACTACTTCTTCGGCATGTTCCCAGTTGACATTACTCCAATCGATCTAGATTGGGGTTCTAACGACAACATCGAAGAGTACACTGTCACATTCGCATATCAGTGGTGGACAGAGAGTGAAAGTGTTGTTTCATAACAATAACACTTTCTAATGCTTAATATATAAAAGATATGCGGTATGAAAAAGATACCGCATATCTTCCCTCTCAGGAAAGCATTTCTTAATGATTCAAATTTTTGGCTTTGAGATTAGCCGCAGAAAAATAAATCAAGACGAAGAAGTTAATAAGTCGTTTGCCATTCCTCAAAATGAGGATGGTGCAGTTACGATTCAATCAGGTTCTTATTATGGAACATATGTCGATCTTGATGGTGTTGTAAGAAATGAAGTTGAGCTTATCACTCGATATCGTGAGATGTCTATGCAGCCTGAACTTGAGACTGCGATTGATGAAGTTGTCAACGAAGCTATTGTCAATGACGACAATGGTAAAGCTGTTGAGCTAAACACAGATGATCTAAACCTTCCTGAGAAAATTAAGAGTAAGATTAGAGATGAATTTGACCATGTTCTGAGAATGTTAGACTTCGGTAATATGGGTCATGACATTTTCAGAAGATGGTACATAGATGGTAGATTATTCTATCATATCATCATCGACGAACAAAGACCAACTTTAGGTATTCAAGAACTTAGATATATCGACCCAAGACGTATCAGAAAGATCAGAGAAGTACAAAAGTCAAAAGACACCAAGACTGGTATGGAAATCATCAAGAAGATGAGTGAGTACTATCTCTACAATGAAAGAGGTATCATCGGGGCACATTCTAATCTTGGTACAAAGATTGCAGTAGACTCTGTAGTTAACGTCAACTCAGGCCTTCTTGATAGTAAGAGAGCAATGGTTCTCTCATATCTTCATAAAGCAATCAAGCCACTCAATCAGCTTAGAATGGTAGAAGACGCTACCGTTATCTACAGACTATCGAGAGCACCAGAAAGACGTGTGTTCTATGTTGACGTTGGTAACATGCCAACTATTAAGGCCGAACAATATCTAAGAGATATTATGGTCAAGTACAGAAACAAGCTTGTGTATGATTCAAGCACAGGTGAGATCAAGGACGATAGAAAACATCTATCGATGCTTGAAGACTTCTGGTTACCAAGAAGAGAAGGCACGAAGGGAACAGAGATCACTACTCTACCAGGTGGTGCTAATCTAGGTGAACTTGAAGACGTTAAGTATTTTGAAAGAAAGCTTTATAAGTCTCTTGGTGTTCCACTCGGTAGACTTGAATCACAACAAGGTTTCAGTCTAGGTAAGTCAACAGAGATTACAAGAGATGAACTTAAATTTTCTAAGTTTGTTCAGAGACTAAGAAACAAGTTCTCTACACTCTTTGATGATCTTATGCGTGTACAGCTAGTTCTAAAGAAAGTTTGTACAGAAGAAGAATGGAAACAGTTCAAAGAAGATATCTGGTACGATTACAAAAAAGATAATAACTTCACTGAACTTAAAGAAGCTGAACTCATAACAAACAGAATCCTTCTGTTGCAGTATGTTGATCCATTCGTCGGTAGATATTATTCCATGGAATGGGTAAAGAAGAATATTCTTAAGCAGACTGACGAAGATATTGAAGAAATTAACAAACAGATATCCGAAGAACAACAAGCTATGGCACCTGCTGTTGATGAGAATGGTAATCCTGTT